TCGCCCCGCAGCGCCACGACAGCCAGCAGAATAGCCGGGATCAGCTTTGCGGAGATCACTTTTTCGACTCCGGTTTCGGCGGTTCCGGCAGCGTCAGAAACGTGCCGTCCTGTTGCAACCGGCAGCGATCCTTGGGGATGCTGCGGTCGGCGCAAGCCTCGGTGAGGATGACGTCGATTTGCTTGTTGAGTTCGGCGACTTTGGCGGAAAGCTCCGACAGCGCCATACGTTCGGCGGTCTTCAGGGGGGCGGGGGGTTTCGGCGCTTCGGCCGCCCCGGCCATGCCCATGGCCAGGAGTGCGAGTAGGGTACGCATAAATTGAGAATACCAAGGAGTCTGGCGGCGCATAACGCCGCCGTTACTGTTTCCGCGCGTGGCGGATCAGATAGCAGGGTGTTTTCGCACACCCCGCGAAGCACCCGCGCGGGAGAGGGCACGCGGGGAGGGCGTAGAATTAAAGCATGACCGTCAAGGAACTCATCGAAAGATTACAGGCGATGCCGCCCGATGCCCCGGTGTTTGTCGCGCAAGGTGAATACCCTGACGAGGAAGCTGTTGAAATAGTGTTACTCGGCGGTGAGACAGTGGCGATCTATTAGCAGGTGCCGCCGGTCAGGATGCCGCCGCTGAAGATCAGCGTGCAGGTGCCGGTACCGGCGGAGTCGCGCACGGTCTTTGTCGACGTGATGCCCGCGGAACCGGACGGGGTGGTGATGGTCCCGGAGATGTTGACGTTCGTGGTAGCAACGGTGGACCAGCGGAAGGATGTATTCCCAAGCGCGTAAAAGTTGTTGGTCGTTGGGACGAGCGTGCCGGATAGCGATGTGCCGGAACTCAATGCGATATCCCCGTCAATATCGACATGAAAGGTCGAGACCTTGCCCCACCGGTACGTGTTGGACCCGCTTACGTATGCGCCAGTCGTAGTGGGGAGCACGTCGCCAGTGATGCTGCCTCCCAGGGTCACAGTGCCAGACGCATTCAGATCGATGGCGTAGATCGTGCTGGGGCGAAAGCTGGGATGGCCGAAGGTGTAGGCGTTATTTGAATCTGGAACGAGATTACCGCCGGCTGATATATCCCAGCGGACGACGTTGTTAGTCTTGAAATACACGGGGAAGTTGTCGGAAGTCCCAAGTATCGCGGCCGTTCCGAATGAATTTCCGGATTGAACGTAGCAGGTTGGGCACGCGGCCGCAGCTTGCCATGAACCAGCGCCGCCCGTGGATGTCGCGGTCCAGACATAGCCTACGGTCGTGGTATCGGTAAGGATGAAGCCAGAGGCAGAGAAGTAGCCAGCCCCATACGAATAGCCAGAGTCGCCGATTGAGCCAGTTCCGCCGAATAGCGGCTTCATTGTGCCCGCCATCGTCCCGCTGTTGAAGCTGAACGTAGCCGAGCCAGTGGCGGCGATGCTTCCGAGGATCGTCACCGCTTGATTCTTGATCGTGATAGCGTCCTGATACGTTCCCGAGCCAGTTGCTGTTTGGATGGCAAATTTCTCATCTGTGAATGCTGCCGACTCGTACCCAGAGCACACCCGCGCGGCTCCATAGATAGTGCTGGTGACGGTATCGGTAGAGGCAAGCACAAGGCACGCCGGATCATAAAACCCGCTGTTGTTGGTCTGCGATAAGGTGAGCTGGTTCTGGACGCTAGCGATAGCCACCGTTTGCGGATTGACGAAGGTCTGATTGATGTTGAGCCCGGCGAGCGTATGATCTCCGTCCTGCACTGTGAGCACGCGCGTCGTTCCGGTAGTCAGCCCGTCCACCTCAAACCGCACGATCTTGCTGGCGTCACTGGAGCCCTTTGCGATGCCGGTAGTATCGACGACAGGCAGCGATGAGCCGCCGCTGGCGGCCTGCCAGGAGCCGGCCCCGCCCGTACTCGTGGCCGTCCAGACGTGCCCAACCGTGGCCGCCCCCGTGTTGATCGTAAGCCCAACGGTGGAAAGTGTTCCGCTATAGTCACCATCGACACTGTAGACATTCGACCAGCGCTTTGAGGAGTCGCCAAATTGCGCTCCGCCGTTTACTTTAGGCTCAATAATCGATGTGGCGGTTATGGAACCGACGAACAACTCGTTCCACTCATTGCCAGTTGCGCCTATATCGCGCGTGCCAGATGGGACCACGTTTCCGGCTATTGTCACTTGTCCGCTGGAATTGATTTGCAGGTAGGAGACGTTGTTGGTTTCGAGGGATAGCGTTTGCGCGTCATTCGTGCCAATCGTCAGCATCGCTCCGGTGGTGTTTCCACCGTTGACGATACAAGTCGAACACGGCGCGGGGGCGGCCCATGAAGCATTTCCGCTTGCGTCTGAAGTCAGGATGTAGTTATTTGTTGCCCCCGTGCGAATGGTAATGGTGTTGGTGTCTAAAATACTTCCAAACACGTACGACCAGCGGTTTGACAGGTTCCCAATGGTTGGAAGTGTTCCGTCGTCCACAGCGTCACCGCCCGCAATGGTGCGGCCAGCTGGCAGCCAGTTGGCGTATACAAACGTGTCATTCGAAGGCAACGACGATAGCGCCCGATAGCCGCGAATCCAACGAGAGCCAGAGTTATCAAGGATGTTAATGGACGATGTGCCAGTGGTGGCGTTGGCCGATAGATACCAAAAGCCAGTAGCGCCGCCTGTGTCGGCAAGTTGCAGCTTTCGCGTCTGCATGTAATCGCCGGTACCGCCAGCCAGCGCCGTGTCCACGATTTTGCTATACACCCCACGCACGCGAAGAGGCGTTGTTAGGTCGCCAATGTTGTAGGTGTCCGTAGCCATCGGCACATACATGCCCGCCGCCGTCCACTGCCACCGCGCCGCGGAGTCGGTGTAGATCGTGACAGGATGCAACGAGAACGCCCCCAGCCCAACGCCGCTGGATAGACCGGCCCCTAAGCGCCCCGTGATGGTGCCGGAAAGGGAGTACAAGGAACCGTAGGAAATGAAATTTTTGTCTTTATCGAACGACGCGGCAATCGTCTGCCCGCTGTTGTTTTTAGATATCAACACATCGAAGCGCGGATAACGGTTGGCCGCGGTCGAATCCTCCCAGAGCACCTGCCAGCCGCCGGCAATAATGCCGGTTCCAGCGTCATCCTCCAGTGTCACGGCTTGCTGCACGCCGAAGCCGGTTGCGGTGGTGCCGGTCGAATGGCGCTCAATTGATCCCACCGACGCGGTGTTATTGGTGCCAGAATCTTTGAGGTACGTGCTGGACTGCACCCCGTCGCGGATCGTGCCCGACGTGCTAACACGCGTGGACGGAGCGCCTACTACCGCCGCCATGGTGGCCGTTGTGCCGCTTCCCCCGTTGAATCCCGTCGTGCAGGCCGTGCCGAGATCAACGCCCACGAACGTGATGTTCGTTCCCGCCGCCGCGTCTACAGCCGTGCCGCTGGTCGCGCAGGTAATCTCTCCCCCGTTGATCGCCACGCGGTCAGTGGATGCCCCGCTGATGGAGACGGCGGTGGAATAGTTGCGAATTTTGTTGCTGGTGACATTGGCGCCAATGGCGTTTGCCAGCTTGACTCCCTGTGTGCCCGCTTCGCCCGCGCCGTAAAACTCGTTATCACTGATTTGCGCTCCCGTGCTAGAGCCGTCCAGGTCGAGGTGTAGGCTGTATTTATGCGCTCGAAACGTGTTGCCTGAAATCTTGATATCCGGGCCCGCGTGGTCTGCGTAGATGCCCGTGTGGTCGTAGGTGACGCCCGACAGGTTCGCCATCCGATTGTCGAGTATGTCGAACTGGGCAAAGCGCGGCCCGGTCAGCTTGATGGCGGTGTATGCTTCGGCGTTGAAAAAGTTGCTAAATGAATTGTTGTGGATCTGCGCGCCAGCAAATGGCACCTTGCTATCGAACCAAACGCCCGTGCGGTTCTGATTGTCGAAATTGTTCCCGTAGAAGTGGAATTGACCGGTCGATTGTCCCACCTTTGCGCCGGTCAGCGTGCCAAGGTTATCGGCAAGGGTGACATGGGTTGCGTCGGTATACGCTGCAATTGTCGTGAGATTGCCGTCCACGTAGACAGCCAATCCGACTTGTATCGGCCAGAAGCGGCCCGTGGTGGCGGTGGCGGCTGTGCCGGATACATTAACAGTGGCAAAAGCCAGATCGGCATAGAAGCTGTCCCGGCAACCAAGAAAGTAATTATTGGCAAATGTTGCCGCGCCTGGCGAGTGAAAAAACACGCCTTTAGAGTCGGTATCTGACGTGCAGACGAAGTTGTTTTCAAGCGCCGTCAATCCGCCTTGATCGGAGTTGATTTCGTTGGCCACCTCAAACCCAACGCGCGTAGAGTAGAACCGATTGCCGATCACATACAATTCCGTCGCGGTCCGGTGGTTGATGCCTACCGCGTGATTTTGCAAGAAATTGTCAATAAAGCGGTCGGACCCACCGTTACTTACCAGCGCTTGCGCATAGATTCCCGTGGTGGTGGTGTCACCCACAATCGACATCCGTATCACGTCGAGCGTGTTGTTCGAGTTTTTGCAGATGCCTTGCTGGTTTGGCGTGGTTAGGTAGATTGCCGATCCGGTTCCCTGCCCCAAGAACGTCACGTTTTTGCCGTTAGTGCAGGCGCGCGTCTTCCACGACGGGTTACCGATGGGATACGAGAGCGTCACCGAGCTAGACGCCGCGTTGATTGCTTCCTGTGCACCGACGCTGCCGCTGGCAATGGTCGTGGTGCCCGTGTGGCTGTTGGCCGTCGTGACTTCGATAGTGCAAGACGTTTGCCCGGTGCCGTCACAGGTGCCAGTGCCGGTCGATGTCACCGCCTCAGACGAGCCCGGCGTGCCAACGAGCCAATACTGGCTTGCAGTATCGGTCGCGATGACGCCCAGCGGTCCAGGGGTCAGTGTAATGGTGCGGGTACCAGCCGCGCCCGGAGCGGTGATGGTTTGAGACCAATCGTAGTCGCCAGGATTGACGTTACCGCCAGCTCCGCACGTGCTCCAACCCCACTGGCCAGCGCCGTCGGTCGAGAGGCATTGGTTGGCGGTGCCGTCGGCGGTGGGAAGCGTCCAGACGGTATTTGCCGCCACGGATTGCGGCGCCTTGATGCCGACGTAGTTTGTCCCGTTCGTGCGCCGCTCCTGCATCCGCAGTTCGCCCGTAGCGCTTCCGGCGCTTTGGGTGATGGTAAGAGGCGTCTGTGACTGCCCGAACGCCGCCAGGGCGGCCAGGGCGCAAAGGATGATGGGTTTATTCATAGAGAACCGAATAGGGCGCGCATACCGCCCACCACTTGCCGTCGGCACGCCCGCGGAACTGGAAGCACGTCACCGAGCCATTTTTTCCAGGGAGCGTAGAGCCGAAATTTGTATTGAAATCGGAATCGAAGCTGATCGTGTACGGCCCAGCTCCCTGCGTCACGTAGACCGTCAGCAGGTCGGCCGCCGTGGGCGTATACGGGCTAGCGATGGTGGTATTGGCCGTCAGCGTAATTTCGATGGGCGTTGAACTGCCGCCAGTGCCGGTCGAGCCGCCGGCCACAAACGAGCCGGTGGCACCGCCGCCAGACGAGCCGCCCGCAATGGCCCTCCAGAACTCGACCGCGCCGCCCAGCCGGTTTGTGCTGATGGCTTTGACGGTGAACTGCAACCACTGCCCATAGACATCGCGAAGGGAAACTTCGCGGATCAAATATGTGCCGCTGGAGACGTTGAAGTAGCTATTAGCGATGGTCTGAAGTTGCCCAGGCCGCAGCGTGTGGCACGTCGCCTCTACTTGCTGGTCGGTTTCGTAGGTGATCTCGACGGCGTTGTTCTTGCGCGCGGAAACCAGCGTCAGGGCTTCCACGCTGGCCTGTTGCTGCCCGATGCCTGGACGGTCAAACGGTAGCGCGTAGATGCCGCTATTGCCTTCGAGCGTGGCGGTGGCGGAGATGTCTGCGCTATCCTCTTCGGCAATCGTGTTTGCGCCGAACTTGCGGTATACCACGCGGAGCGTATCGGCCGCGGTGAGCACGGTTTCGTCGGCATCCTGCCGAATGTAGACCTTGCCGATTTCGTAGTAGTACGCCCGGTCGGAGTCGGTGAGCCACTGGGCGAACTCTTTGTCCTCGTCGTTCACCTGGATGCGCACAATTTGCCCGACAGGGTTGGCGAGGGACCATTTGACGGTGGAGCCGTCGCCCGTGAAGGATTCGTCCTCGTAGCCTATTTGCTCGATGTCCACGTTGACGAGCGCGGAGTTGCATTTGTCCTCGCGCGTCGTGCGCACGCGAATGTTTCGATAGTTGCCGCTGGTGTTGTTGATCGAAAACGGCGCCGTTGCATACGTGCGCGGCTTGAAAAATAGATCGCGCTCCTCGTCAATCCACCACACGTAGTTTGAGGCGTCGGCCAGGGCGGCGATAGCTTCAGAGACGGACGTTCCGGCGTCAAAAATGACGGTATCCACCACGGCGCCGCTGTCGATGTTGGCGGTGCCGATCGGCTCGGATGTGGCCGCGTCGGTGAGTAGAGCGGATACGATCAGCCCGGCCCGGTTGCTGATGAGAATTTGGTCAAGCGTGCCAGCGTCGGTGATGTTGACGGCGGCGCCACCGCTGGTGAGGGAGAGCTGCAGCGCCGCGCCGCTGGCCGATATCACGAAGTATTCGACGGTGGCCGAGAGCCCGCCCGGTATCGCGCCATTGGCGTGGGCCTTGACGCGCACTTTGTCGCCGTTGCTGAGGCTATGCGCCACCGTGCAGGTCAGCGTGTCCGTGCCCGCGTTGGCGGTGTACTCAAAGTTTCGCTCATAAATCAGCGGGCGGCCGGTGCTGGTGTTGTAGCAGAAGCGGCGGTCAAGGTACTGTTCCCACGAAACGGCGCGGATGGCATAATAGCGCCCGGTCGGGTTGGCTTCCGTGATCGAAAATTCGTCTACTTCGTCCACTGAGCCAGCCCATAGTTTCGTCGCTCCCTCGAATAGTTCGAGGTCTTTGCCGACGACCGGGCGATAGCTGCCGTTTTCGCTGATAACCGTCACGCTTAACCCGGCGCGGGAGCCGAGCGAGTAGGACATATCTAGCGTGCCTTGTTTCGCGGAGACGGTGGTTCCGTCGATTTTTACGATGGGGGTTGGCAAGGTTTAGCCGCGTGGGATGACGCCGTACTGCTTCAGGGTTCGAGTGATTTCTTCGAGCGCGGCTTTCGGATCGCCGCCGTTGAGGTTGATGACGACCGACGCGCCGCCGCCCGCCACCGCACCACGGCCAAGTAGGTCGTAGATGCCGAGGTTGGTCTTCCACATGTCGTCCAATTTGGCCATCAGGTGACCTTCGCGCAGCCATTCATCGGCGCGGAGGTTGGCGAGGTCGTTGGCGGTCTGGAGCGTGTGCTTTGCGATGATATCGAGCGTTTTATTCATGCCCATCATCTGCAGGTTTCCGATGACGCCGGAGATAGCCGAGATGACCGATCCCACCGCGCCGACGACGGCGGTCAAGCTACCGCTGGCGGCAGACGCCGCGCCACCGATGCCACCAGCAGCACCGCCAATTCCGCCCGCCGCAGAACCAGCCGCGCTCGCCACGCTCCCGCCTGCGCTTCCGGCCGCTCCACCGGCCCCGCCGAACACCTTGCCCATCAGCCCGCCAACGTCAAATAGCTTATCCGTCAGCTTTTTCAGCGCGCCTTCAATGAGTAGCCGCGTGATGGACTGCGCGGCCTGCTTTGCCACGTTGGTCAGCATGTCGCCCAGCTTGCCGCCCTTGAAGATGATGTCGGTGATGCCGCGCGATAGGTCAGTGACGACGGTTGAGACTTGCTGGTAGGCCGCTTTGCCTACCTTGCCCAGCTCCTTCATTTTTTGCTTTTGGGCTTCGAGTTGCTCCCGCGTCATCATGCCAGTCGGCCCGATATTCGGGAAGGCTTTACCCATGCCGGGGAAATCCGAAGAGCGGCCCACGTTGCCCGGATCGGTTGGAAGGCCAGGGAACCCAACCGGGCGACCGATGGCCTGCACTGCAGCCGTCGAATTTGCCAGCTTGTCGAGTTCTTGCCGATACAGCATCGTGGCGAGCGCCATTTGCTCCATCGGGTCTTTGTGAGTCTCTAGCGTCTTCCCGAGCAAGGTGCCCGCGATGGAATACTCATACATCACGTCCTTTGCCTTACTAACAGCGGCCTTGACGCGCTCAAGAGACTCGACGTAAACCAGTGAGTTTTTGGACAGTTGCCCGTTTTGGTCGAGCATCACCGTATTGACTTTGATTAGATTCGACGCCGCTTCCGCTGTCTTCTTGTGGGCATCGGCCACGCCAGCCAACTTTGGAATCAAATCTCCTGCCGCGCCGTTAAAGTTCTTCATGTCGGCGGCCAGCTTGATGTTTTGCGCGCCCTGCTCTATGGTCCGCTGGTTGAGGTTGGCAATCGCGGAATCCATTTCCTTCGACCGTCCGGTGGCTGCGGCCGTGGCGGTATTGATGGCATCCAGCGCCGCCTTAAACAACCCAAAGCCCGGGAGCATGGTCGCGTCAGACAGAACGCGGATGGCGTCGTATGCTCGCTTGATATTGCCAGACAGGTCCGGGAACTTCCCTGACAGGTCAACAATTACGGCGCGGAAGAACTCCACGTTCTTTTTTGCGTCAGAACACGCCCCGGTCAGCCGTTCAAACTGATAGCCGGTTTCCTTGAGCTTTTCGTAAATCAGCAGTGTTTCATCTGCCGATTTCAGCCCGAGTGCCAGCGTCCCAAGCGCAGCGCCAAAGGTCGCGCCCGTAATCCCAGCTTTATTCAAAACGCCAGCAAGAATCGCTGCTTTTTCCGCAAGCGTACCCAGTACAGCCACGACCAGCGGCGCCGCCGTCGCCACGGCGGTAAGCCCGAGCGCCCAATCCTGCGTAGGCTGCGGCAAATCACGGAACGCCGTAGCCAGCGCCTTCGCCTTCTCGATGCCCGGCGTCAGGAAGTCATCGAGCACACGCTGCGCGATTGGGAGGAGTGTCTTCCCAAACTCGGCCGCCGCGTCCTTCGCGGCCATCTGAATGTTCTCCCAGGAGTTCTTGTACGTGTTCCCCGCGCGCTCGCCCTTTGCCAGTTCGTCGGTGATGATCTGGATAAACTTCTGCGACGAAATCCCCATGCGCTCAAACGTCTTTGCCGGATCGCCCAGCGCTTCGGCTCCAAACTTTTCCTTGATAATGGCGGCGAGTTGCGGGATGCGCTCGATGATCGGGTCAAGGTTTTCTTTCGTCACCTTGCCGACGGCGCCCAGTTGGGAAAGCTGGCGGATCACCTCGTTGAAGTCCTCGCGCCCGCCACCGACGACGGCCAGCGCGTTGCCGAGTTCGGCCATGATCCGGCGCGATTGATCGGCGGAATTGCCAAGGATTTGAAGGCGAACGGTGCCCTTGACAGCTTCCTCCAGCCCGAGGCCCGGCAGCTTCGCCACTTCACGCAGCTTCGCCATTTCGGCCGCCGTGGCTTCGCTAGTTTTCATCACGGCCTTCAAACCCATGGTGAGCGATTCCATATCGGAACCGGCCTTGATGGCGGCGGCGCCGGCGGCGATCAGCGGCGCGGAAAAGCCAATGGATAGCGCGGTGCCCGCCGCTGTGACGTCGGACGCAAACCGCTTCACTTTGTTTAGTGAGCGGTCCACCTTCTTGTCGAAATCGTCGGTGCTCGCGCCAATGCGCACAATGAGATTTGAGAGAATTGGCATGATTTACCGGCGTCGCGTGGGAGTAGAAGGGGTTTGCTGGGACTTCGCGGCCTTGTCCATCTCCGCGTTTTTGATGCGCAGGTAGGCGGCCCATTCGGTCATCTCAGAGGAGGACATCCGCGTGCTGAGTTCGCACACGGGCATATGGAGGAGTTCGGCGAGCGCGAAGAGGCTTAGGCGCTCGCCGGTGAGTTTTTTTCAAGCTCTTCGGCGGATTCCTTGAGGATGCCGGAGAGCTTGAGGATCTTTTCGCCGATCAGCTCGACGGCCGCGGCTGATTTCGTAACGAGCATGTCCACGTGGGCACGCTCGAAGATTGGATTGTCGTTCTCAGGGTCAAGCGTACACGCGATGACCGCGCGCACGGTCGCCACGCGGGTCTGCCCTTGGGCATCCTTCACGAAGTCCACGCGTTCGCCCGCGTTGAACTCGCGCACGCGGACCGTCTCGCCCCATTGGGGAACGAACAGGTCTTCAGTCTTCAATTTGGCCGCTACTACGCGGTCCAGGATCTTGCTCATTGGGCTCCTTTGCCGTGATCGTGATAGTTCCGGGAAGGTTCAGCACCCACCCGTTCTTGAAGTCGATTTCCGCGCCGTCGCGCTCAACGCGGTTGATTTCGGACGCGGGCACGACGAGCGCCCGCGCCTGTTTGTCGTAGTGCATTACGTGGTTGAAAAGTCCACTTCGCCGTGAAGCGCGAAAGAGACGTTTTCCTTGATGAGTTCGTTTTCGCCCGACGTGATTCCAGCGCTCGACATATGCCCGGCCGCCATGAAGCGATCATTTCCGGCGAGGTTCGTGTAGAGGTAGAGCACGTAGTAGCTGCCGAGGTTCGTATTGGCGAAGTAGGCGTTATTGTAGAAGCGCTGGAATGAAATCGTGCCGGATTTCATGACCAACGTGCGCTCTTTCCACGTGTCCCCGAACGTCTGCGACTCCTCGGTGATGACCTCGGAATCATAGGACCACTCAAACGCCTGCGCGGCCTGCGCCAGCGTCAGGTATTCGGCGGTGATCGTGATGGTTCCGCCCGCCGTGTACCCGTTCGTGAGCGTGATCTTCCCCGATGCCCAGCCAATTTGATAGTTGGACTTCGGCACGGTCGAGACGCCATCGAGCACGGTCACGGCCGCGTTGGGATTGATGGCACGCTTCGCCGTGTCCGTGATCTGGTAGACGCCGCCACCGAGGGAGGTTACTGCCTCCCCCGTCATGGCGGTGCCCGATCCGGTGGCGATGTAGATGTCGGCTGCGTTTCCTGCGAGTA